CGTTGTTTCTGCTGTAGCCCCAGATCCGCCGCCGCCTGAGATAGCTATTACAGGTGCCACTGTATATTCAGATCCGCCATCGATTATGACGATTTCATCTACACCGAAGGTATGATTGTCTCTCCAAGCAGTGTATGGGCTTAGATCTAATATGAATTTGTCAATGGTCTGAGATCCGTTAGGTGAACGATACTTCCCAGTAGATGAAAGATAATAAGCTGGAACATCAAAATCACTTAGATCAGCAGCAGCTTCATCGCTTCCATCATACCTTAGGACGAATTCTCTGACCTTGGTATGGAATGGTTTTACTTCATTGATGTACTGGATAACTAAATCTTGATTGTCTTTCTGATAGCTAGCTATCTGAGATATAGCTCGTTGTCTCTGTTCAATGGTTATGAAACTGCTTTTGAATATCCAATCAACATACTTTTGTTCCTGCAATAGCTGCTGGACCATGATGAAGAACCAGTTGTTTTTTTCAATCTCCTGATCTACTGTGAACAGATCATCGTATACTGCACGCAATATATTTTGGGTTTCTATGTTAGCCCAGTCATCAAATGCCTGCAGATCAAATCCTTCCCTGTCAAAACCTTGCAAGGTTATCGATTGATCCCAGAGATCGTCTAATATCTTAACGGTGGCTTTTTCCCTAATTATAGGTTCCCACTCATCTGTAGAATTATATTCATAGATGGTATAATATCTCTTCGTTAGATCTGACTAAAACAGCGTAACCAACCGGTAATACATTGATCAGGAGATAATCTCGTTCGACCAAATTTGCTACTTCTTCGTTCCATTCTCCGGAACTTACTCCCGGGATAGGATCGCTAGCTAACAATCCTGTAACATCTTTTTCAAGCAAAACTGGGTAAACTGCTAATGTCACATTCATATAATCTATCGCAGTTTTTAGCGCAGCGACTCTATCTCTAAACATAGTCTGGCGTGGACGGAACTCCTTACCGTATTTCCTGCCAAGGGTCAGATACACATCAGGTACTAATCTTCCATCAACATCACTGCCTGCTAAACTGTCTATCATCTTAGTGATGATGTCATTGACTGGCTTGCTATTTGCATCGCCTTGCCTGACCATCTGATATTCAGCATGTATATTGCTGTCATTTTCTTCTAGGTCATAATCAATATTGAGTACTATGTCGCTGTTCCTCAAGAATCTCTTGCAATTAAACAACGCTATAGCATTAGTAGCAACAAACGCTGCAAACGGAACACCAGCTGCTCTAGGATTAGCTATGAGATTCTCGACATCAACAGCAGATAAAGTCCTACCAGGCACATCCGGAACTGTGGTCTTTCCCCCGACCCAGAAGTAGTAGCGTACTTGGACATTTCCTGTTTCATCGATATATTCTAATCTAGAATACCTAGATCCTGATACCACAAATGCAAAGTTATTGTTAGCATCAACATATTGGTTCGGAGGTACTGTGCTTTCGGTCCATTCGAAACAATAGATAGTGCTGCGCGGGAAAGCTGTACCCCAGTTAGCGACTCGGAAATCTATGTCACCTTGTTCGTATTCTAACCAACGTGTTTGGGAAGTGTTCCACCACAATTTTCCAGCTTGTTCCTTGCCCCAGACAACACCTTTGGTGTTGATCAGTTGCTCACTGACGATATTATAAACGGCTGGATCATAGCTGACTCGATATTCTATCTCTTGGGCAGCAATGCCGCTGATCTTGCCTTTGAATGGATCAATGAAGTCTAGATCAGATACGATCACATTGTTCTTGGTATCGATCAAATTGACACGATTGATTAGATCAACGTTAACTTTGGCTGATTCTGATCGTATCAGGCTCCATGCTCGGTCGTAAGCTCCTAATTTGAAGCTGAAAGCTATTCCGCCATTGCTAGCGTAGGTATCATCGCCAGGCGCGCCAACATAAATCTTGTTATCAGTGACCACTATACTAGCACCAAACTGATCCATTGAATCAATGTCACTGGACACTAGTCTCTGTGCAGGAATAAAACTGCCAGGGGTTGAAACTGATTCAGATACCCTCGATATGTATTGATAGGTAAACACTGCACCACTTTGTGTGGTTATGTCTAGGAACGAAGTCGTATCGTAATCGAGAGTTGTTTCACCAGCGTCAAACGTGACTGGTAGATCGCTGGTAGCCCTATCACTGGCTACTACTAATGTTTCTGCATCCGAAGTGATCGCTAGCTTCTTGCCAAAGTTTCCAAAAGCTTCGTTCTTAGATGGCTTTATAGTCTGTTGGTATGGATATATTTCTAAACCTAGATCACTGAGTATAGTCATTGCGCTAGCGGATATCTTTAGCTTGTCAGCTGCAACGTCACTGTTTGATATGATTTTCAAAGCATTGCCGACATTGCTAGCGATTACTCCAGGTACTTCAGCATCGTTGATAGCAGTGATCACCGCTGATAGATTTGATGCATCGCTGATATTGATCCATCTATCATTCAGGATCAGATATCCCGCAGGTGATACCACTGGATTAACAACCGAACCTGTTATGGTACCATATGCTCTACCCTGGTTAACCCAACGTATCACACTACCGGTATCGTCCTTGTCATTGGTTCCATCAGTATATGGAGCACCTGCATAAACGCTACAAGCATAAGGGCATACGATAGCACTGGTGCCTAGATAAGCATTGGCCTCAGCAGTTGGTGCAACTATCTTAGCTGTTTGGAATATGTAATTATTTTCGATCAGGATCTTCTCACCAGCCGGCGGAGCTACAGTAAATATTACGCTGCCAGCATCTAGCGTGTAATCCCCATTGCCATCACCTCTTTCCAATGTCTGGATATTGTCTCCTACATAAACTCTAGTAATTGGTGTTTGTACGTTTACTGTGTATTCAGTCGTGTCTCCGTCGGAGATGTTTTCTATCGCAGTCCTGTCGTATACATAGATAGATCCTGCATTAGTGATAGCACTCACTTCACTGCTCGGAGCACCTATTATCAATCTCCTGCCATCATCAGTCCAGTCTAAGCTAGCACCAAATCTGTCACCAGCAGCATTATCTGCCGCGGTAAATGCATCAATATAACTAAAATGTGTCTTTTGGAAGACGGTGATACCTGCGTTGTCGATCGGAGCTGTGGTAAAAGTTATCACGTTAGTGCTCAGATCATAATCCCTGAATGGGATTTGTAAGATTCCATCGACTACTATCTTAAGTGCATAAACGCTGCTTGGCGTTGCGTTGTCTCCTGTCAGGATAAACACATCAGTGCTGCCGTCACCTGTGAACTTTTGTTCAGGTTCAGCACGAGCTACTTCAACAAATATCTTTCCACCTTCTGCCACTGGACTAGCAGTGAATGTGATATCGCTGCCTGATAAAGTATAATCAGTGCCAGGATCCAAGGTGATTCCATTGGCTGTAACTGTCAACGCATCTATGCTTTGGGGATCGGCGGCTGAACCATCTAATGTAAAAGTTAAGCTAGATCCATCGTATGTTAACGTTTGCGTACCTGTAGGAGGGATCACAGCTTCATTGAGTTGATAGATGTAAACAAATCCGCCGCCGAAATCGGGTTGACCAACAGCCAACCACTGGCCATCATTACTGATAGCGATCGCACTGCCAAAGTTTCCGCCAACATCTAAATCATAAGGAGGTATCGCTTGTTCTATGTTAAATTTTTGGGTTGCTGGATCAGTCTTTAGCAAAAACACGTATCCTGTATTTGAATCACTGCTAGGGGCGGCTATGACAGCGAGACCGTTATCACTTACCTTTACTTCAGTGCCAAATCCAGATGTTCCATCACTAGGCGAGCTTATTACTAGATCTTGTACCAACTCATCGTCGACTATACCATAACTAACTACTGATCCATCACCAGGCTGTCCCACTAACATGTATATGTTAGATCGATCCACGGCCATGCTAGTGCCAAAAGCTGCGTTAACCGTGGTATCTGGTTCGACTACCAAACTAAGGGGATCTGCCGGAAAGTACTGGGTTGATTCGAGGTAAGCATCTTGTTTTTCATAGACACCCCAACCAGTTGAAGTTGCACTATCAACAAACAGTTTGTCAGTTGCTTTCCAACCTAATATCGGCTCTCGATCAATGATTTCTGAAGAATCGGCAAATCTTTGGTTAGTTAGAACAAAGAGCGTGCCGCTGACCTTAGCTGTCGGCAGCGTGCTGAAATTAGTTTCTACGATTATCTTAGTGTTGGACAACACAGTTGATACTGAATAGAACGAAGTGATCGCAGGTTGATTGTTGATGGTCTTGATCAGCACGACGTCTTGCTCAGCCAGCCCATGTGAATTATTGAATTCCAATGTAGCTAATCCGTTAGCAGCAATGCTGACATTGACTAATCGTGTTTCGGTCTCATCAATCCTATAGATGCTCCATAGGTTATTCTTGTCAGCAGCAATGAATATTAGATCGCCTCGACCTACTACTTTTGGATCAATCTGGGTGTTCAGATTAGACAGTGAAGATGCAGTCCAAGCCACGTCATCTAATCTCACATATCCTGCGCTAGGCAGATAGCCTGGAAGATTGCTCCCAGACTCTGTTCCCAAGAAGTTTGGAACGAATGGCTTGGCTTTTCCCCAAATGTCTGATTCTCTGTAGCTCAGACGACCAGTAGTAGCGACGTCATTTGGACCCAACAATTCGATCACGATCGGATCGCGAGTTGCCGTAGATTCATCAATAGCGATTTGTAACTGTTGCCTGATGTCAGTGGCACCATATTGCCCAGTGCGTATCGCCCATTCTTCATAGAAATTAATGCTACCATCAAAGTTATCAATTTTGGCACGTAATAACTTGTCAAAGCTATTTTTTGAACCCTTTTGTGTGATCATGCCCTGATAGAACTTAGCTTGGCTAGTATCACTGATCTGGAGATCTTCTAAGTAACTACGAGGACGCAGTCCGATCAATCCCTTGCCTAGTCTGTCGGCATCTAATTCAAGATTAACGGCATTGATGTCATAGAAGCTTTTGAATTGGCTAGCTTTGTTAGATAAACTAGGCAATAATCCTTTGTTAACTTTAGTGTAATCGCTCTTCAACCATGTCTGATTATCAAAGTCATTGCTACCATTGACATTGCTGCTAGCAGTGTAATATACTTCCTTAAACTTGACTATGTCACCTTTATAGTAATTTTTACCTTGCTGCCAGTCAATGATGTTATCTTCATTGAGAATGAAGCCTGCCGCACCAAAGCTGCCATCCCAATTACCGGTCTTAAAACCTCTGAGTTTAAGCCTGTACTGCCTCACGCCAATAGCAGGATCATATATTATGTCATTGAATTGTGTCGTGTTCCTAAACACTAGAACATGCTCATAGTTAACCACGTCTAGATCCAAGAGATATATACCCGATCCACCTTGGACTGTGAGGCTGAAATTCTTGCCTTCGCGGTTGACTGTATAATCTTCAGGACGTAATATGTTGAAGTCTTCAGTCAACACACGAGTACCAGTGGCTTTATTGGTCAGTCCGTCTACCATACCTAAGGTTGCTGTAAATTTGACCGAGCTTCCGATAGGGCTTAGACTAATGCTGATGCTTTGCTCCCACCCTTGCTGAACATAAAACAAGAATTCACGTGCAGCAAGATCCCAGTCTTTGTAGAAACCAGCATCTTCATCTAGCTTATCTGTAAATTGGAAACCTTGGCGTGTGAGATAACGTCCATAGCTTATCAAGAAATCAACTGTTTGATCGATGCTGATGAATTCGGTACCGTACGGTACCTGCAGCAGTAGTCCAGTTCCATCTAGATATTTGACAGCAGATACGTTGCCTACCTTGATAGCTTCCTTACGGCCAGAACTTGCACTTGTTTCTATCGTGAAGTAAGGACGAGTATCATCATATCCGTTGACGCTGTAACCGTTAGCATTCTTGGTTATTATGACGCCGCTATAAGTCACTGATTGGGTTGGAGCACCCTTGACCAGCACTACGTCAAAATCATCATCTGGTATCATCACAGATGTGTTAGTGCTGTTTGGTGTCGCTTGATCAGCATAAACCTTGAGGAATTTCTTATCACTATAACCAGCTACCTTGTAGGATAGCTGTACAGTACTGTCGCGCAACTTATCACCAACCGCTGTTGTCCTATCTAATCCCAGTGCTTTAGCATATTCGCTGATCCAAGTAGTATAGCTGTTGACTTTAACTGCGTTTCCGGCAGTGTCTATTTCTCCGTGGACTAACTGATCAGAGAAACTACGCAATCCCGTGTCTGAGAACACCCATTGCTTACCATTGGTACCAAAATCTTTTAGTACTTGCTTGTTCTTATCAATGTTGGCGCCAAAATATTCAGCTGGTTCCATCAGTGCTAATGCTATCTGAGCAGCGAATGGGTATTCACTGCTTTGTCTCCAAGCTGTTTCCACCGGACCGCTATCACCGATTATGAACTTACCATCGATGTTGAGCTTGTTGTAATTCTTGACCACACATTCAGATGGAGGCAGCATGATTCCGCTCTCATCTACAGGAATATAATCAATGAGATTAGGACGAATAAATCTGTCGTCGATGCCTGCTCGCTCACCTGAAGCTATGTATCCGCGTGCTAGGTCATCCCATAGCACGTCGTTACCACGTGTGTAAGGGGCCGAACCATAATAATAAGACCACCAAATTGGTTCATCAGCAAACCCTAGCATCTCCCAAGGACGGAGATGAGGGGCATCAGTGTCAAAATAGTATCTGTAGATACCGCGCCAATATGCAGCTGGCATAGCATTGCCATCTACCTTGCTAGTCGCACTGCTATAGTTCCATGTCCATGGGTCATTGCTGTCAGCTTCAGCATACTCGCTTGGACGTAATCCAGTCTTGCCTAACCAGCTACTAAAATTACTGCTGAGTATCTGATCATATTCTTGCTTGGTATAAGGAGTAGTCCTGAATCCTCCTGGTATGTAATCCTTAATGTCGTATATGCCTTCGACATAGCTCACCTTGAGGTTGTTGTAGATCCTGCGTTCAAATTCCAGCAAGCAATCATCTCTGTGATCTCCAAACAACGCTGTTAAGCTACCATCATGGCCACGCAACATGCTGCGGGTAGTACCAGGTCTACCATCACTTACAAACTGTGGGATGAAGGAAGGATACATTCCTAGTTTCGAAGGTGTTGGCGGGACGTGACTGCCATCAGTATTGCTATATTCTCTTATCTCGATAACGTCACCTAGAGCTATCGTTAGCGTGCTTTGATTATAAAACTTCTCGCCTGTATCTAAGATGAGTTGTATGATTGGTTGGTCCGATGGTATAGTATATTCCAACCCGTTAATTAATAAATTACCATTCTTATAGACAGAGATGGCATTGCTGCCAGGAACAGTTCCATCAAAAAGATCAGTAATGTCATACGCTGTTACTGCAACATCATTGACAGTGTATGTTAGCTTCTTGTAATCAATCCCATATCCTATCATATCGCTGGCAAAGAACGGAAACAGATGGCTCTTGTTACTGCTAATCTCGATGATCGCTTCGTCGAGGCTCTTAACAGGATCTAACGGATTTGTCAACGGCAACGATACTAATAGTTCTAATATCTTGTTCTTAAATCTTGAATATTCACGCTGCACATAAAGAACGCTCTCAACAAAGTTAGCTTGCACGTCATTGAGGAAAAGATTGGCTAGATGTGACGAACCTAAATTCTGCACGATCTTACCGCCATATTTCTTTATGTTGCCTAGATCACGGCTATTGTTGATACCTATGAAATTGCCCAACAGACCCGGGGTATTTTCATAAACTTTGAGTATGTGCGAGCGTATCTGTCCTAGCGTAAAGTCACCTATCTCAGCGTTAAGCGGATTGTATTCTAGATCTGCTGGTATCTCATAGACGCTAGCTGCATTTGTGTTAGTACTAGATATCTTAACGTCTAACTTGTCGCCAACTGTTAAATCATCATCCAACAGGAGATAACCTTGGCTTCCTTCTAGCTGTATGTCATACTTGTCATTGTTCAATGCTTGATTGTTGACGTACACTAATAGATTTTCAGGGCTTAACGGTTCTGCTTTATCTGTTGGAATCACATTAAGCAGGAAAAGATTCTTTTGATATTGCGTAGCAAAGAAGGTTTGTGTTTGGAACTGTGTGGTTTTGAATTCGTTTTCTTGCCACTGGTAGAGGTACTGCTGCGTGCCGTCCGACAGATTATGGATTACCTTGTTACCAGCTGTTGATTTAGAAATAGTCTCAACACCAATCCTGTAATTAAATGTTGATCCGGTGATGTAATCAGCAAACAGTATGTCGCCAACGTTATTGAAGTTACGATATTTGAGCTTAAATCCTAGTTCAACGTCGTTGTTTCCAGCGGTAGCTACCTGATAGCCAAATATCTTGTTACCAACGAAATTATTGCTAGGATATTTCGATGTGTCTGCTAGGCTAACTAAATCTTGGTCTACTAGATCGAACAATGGTGATTGATTGACTGAAGATTTAACTTGCGAAAGTGTCCAGGTACTACCATCGAAGTAAAACTGCTTTCCTTGATATAACTGTCCCTGTAAAACGGTCACTGTATCAAACTCATTGATATCGGCATCAACCAGTTCTAGATTGATACGCTGACGAGTTTCTAAAATAGCTGTGACGGTAACTCCATCATCTGGTGCTGTAAACACACCCGACACGTCAAAGGTCAATAATTGGTCATCGAGTATTGCCCAGTTGTATCCAGCTGTGTTAGCATCTACACCATCAATCAACACTCGTAAATTGACTTGATCAGTGACATCAAAATTCAGATCAAATACTGAAGTGGATCCATCGCCAATAAAGCTCACTGATCTCTTGTCGTCATTGCTTTCTGGTCTAATCCAATTTACTTGGTATATCTTATTCCTAACATCACTGTCAGTGTCAGCTGGAAATATGATCCTCAATCCAGGTATCAGTGCTATACCATCAGAATTCTGAGAGTTAATTGATGATCCAATTATTTCTACTGCTTTTCCTTGTATATTGCTAAAAGCGTCAGTTGTTTCAAAATCAATGACATCAACCGGAAGTTTAGATGTTTTTCCAGAATTAAACAATTGGATATCTGGCTGGAACTCGATGATAGGTCGTTTGGCTTTTGATACGAAATCTAAGACAGGTTGATAATTGTTGTATTCAGCTGTTAATTGGATCACATCTTCATGGAACCAACGATTGCCCCGTGACCAGGCATTTCTATCCCTGCTAGATCTATTAATAGTGATGTAATCTTTGGTTAGCGGCGAGTTGTCCTGGGCATCAAACGGACTATCATCAAATCCAACCGTGTCAAAACTAACCTGTAGAGAATCTAACCATAATTCTGGAGTAACGAGTTCCTGAACCGGCACCAGTGTTATGCTATTACCCACGCCTTCAACATAATATTCATTGTCTTGATAAGATTCAGGATCAATCTTGTTCCTAAATTTAACCTTTAACCCGTTAGTGAATGTGACGTCATTAGGACTTACATACGTTGGTTTTCCGATGATGCTATCTTCTACATAGATCGATCCGTCAGTATCTTGATCAATGATCTCAATAGCTCCATTGATATTGGGATCTAAGCTATCTTGATAATAAAGAAAATCTAAATTAGCAGTGATATTCGGAATCACTTCAAGATAATCGTTGACGTTTCGATAAATTTCTCTATTACCGTAAGCAGTTCCTTCTGCTACAGTGATCTTTGAATTAGTAGTAATACGATCTTCTGGACTCAGCTTAACTAGCCCATCTACTAAGTTGATCCTGAATCTAGCGGTCCTGTCTTCGGGAGCGACGCTGCCGCCCCTGTCAAAATTGCTGCTATCAAACGGAAAATCATTTCCGTCAAATGGCACTGGATCATACCAATCATTTTGCGCATCAAACAACTCTAGATTGTTAGATGTAAACAATCTACCTGAGGTGTAACCAGTCAACACTCGGTATGAGTTATTGCCGTACTTGATTAGATCACCTTCGTTGTATTCAGTATATGATGACCATGCCACTGGCACTGCGTCAAAGGTTGGATCTTGTAAGAATACCACAGTCTTACCGTCTACGAATCTTTGATTATCGAGGCCGCCGTGTTCGGCGATCAGATCTGCATAATTCTTATATTGCAATTCAACATAACGTAATAGTCTATTCCTTATACCACTGCGTGCAACAAAACTAGAAGTTCCAGCAGATGGCATGTTGATGTAAAATTCTTCTGCATCTTTAGCCGGTACTGAGAATGTGATTGAACCAACATCAATGCCGTTGTTAACCACACCGTTGACATCGCGGATAGATAAATTTTGCTGCCATGGTTCAGACGGGAATAGTCCAGGTCTAGTCTGGATGAAAAAACCATGTCCTATCTGGTCTAGATTAAAAGTGTACGATCCGCCTCTAGCAAGACGTATGCGAGGATTGATCCTGTTGCCGTATCCAGTAAACTTATATCCATCGTTCCTGACCCGAGCTAGCGGATTGATGCTGGCGTCGAATCCAGTGGTATCAAAATTTTCTCTCTCAAATTCACCATTGACTGTTTGATAGATCTTAGGCGGAGTTACTTCAAATTCTTGTTCTGTGGGTATCGGAACACTGCTGACATCAACCGGATCTGGACCTTCTGGCAACCAATAATAGCTGGCATAGTTTATGAACTTGTCAAAATCAAAAAGACCGCTGTAGGTGTATTGTTTGCTGGTAAACAATCTGCTTTGGTCTTGTACGATACCACCTAAGCTAGAAATACGAGACAACAGATCCTGATAGCTAGATGCTAGCTGTATCTTGTCAGTCGAATCTCTGTAGATAGTGCTAGGTTCAAGCTGATATTGCTGACGTAAATCGTTAATCTCAGTCACGTAGCTATCATCTTGTTTATAGCTTGGTGCAAACTTACTGATCAACTGATCTAACGGAGCATTTAAGAACTTGCTGTTAGTTTCAGTCTTAAAGAAATTAGGTAGGAAATCTAAACTGCGCCTGAATGCCATTACGCATTACCTCCGGTGATTGCTGCTGTACCTGTAAAAACCACACCAGCTTCGCTGCTCTTAAGCCTAGTAGACGTGATCGAATCTATTATCTCTATGTCATCAACTGTTGCTGCTGATACAAATATCTCATTAGCCTGGCTGGTTATCTGGAACAAGCTGCCAAAGATCTGATCGCTTTGTTTTGGAACGATGACCACGCTAGCAATTTCGGGAGCCAATTCAGCATGAATATAAGCTGCGAGTTCACTGTAGTAGAATGTATCGCCAAAATCCCAGTTATCTAAGTTGAAATAATCATTTATTATCGTTATGGTGTTACTGCGTAATTCATTATTAGATATCTTGCTGTTAGGACTCTTAATAACTTTGAATGTTGCTTGCAATTCTACGTCTGCTTTGTTGCCAAAGAGTGGCCTAAAGATAGATGGATTGAATATTATAGCATCACTCACTGATTTGAAACTGTCTAGCTTGCCATAATTTAATTCTAAATCAACTACGTTTGGTGCGATTGGTTCGATTACCGTATTAGTCGTGTCAGCGATCCATCTCCTGTAGGCAAAATCATAAGCAGTTGTTAGCACATACATGTCAACGATGTTAGTAGGGCTTGGATCAATCCTTCGGTCGCTAGGTGCATTGTGCTTGTATTGGAAGTAGAGCAATGATCTACCAGTTGTTAATTTATAATCGGTTGATTCTACTGCTGTTCTGATACCTTCGATCAATGTTGAAACATAAAATTTCTCATCAACTGTAGCATAAAAAACCGTGCCTAATGGATTGTTATACAACCCTGACAGGGTGATTTCACTTTGTGTTTCATATGATGTGTTTATACTGTCTGCTGACACCCAGCTGTATCGCTCTAGATTATCAAAATCGAGAAACTTTTTGAAATACACTTTCTTATTGATTGAATTGGTATCTTCTGCCACGACGATATCAAATATCTCTGGATCGTCTGGTACTCCGTCTGAGTCGCTGTCAGGAAATGTCACTTTTACAACCGTGTCATCTTTGAACCCGTCAGCATATTTTACTGGTGCGTAGATTTCCATCGTGTAATCTCTGCCCAATCTATCTGTGGAATCTGGCAATGTGTTTGAAGATAGGATCTTAGCACTATCTTTAACTATTTTTCCCGTCCTAGAATCAAATATCCTCAAAGTATCGTCGATATAAAATCTAGTGCCAATCCTGCTGCCAAAGTAATAATTTAATCGACGAGCATGCACATCATAGGTGTTACTATTGTTGATCATAGCTATGAACCAACTGTTGCCTACATCACTGGTGTCGATCAACCCAGTGAGATCAGTAGCCAGATTAGCTGCTGTTATGATCGCCCATGTCTGGGTGTCTATATCATATCTCAGTCCAAAATCACTGTTATTCTGTATCTGTAATAATATGCTTTGTTCAACAGTAGATCCCAATGCAGCTGAGTAAGGTGCATATACCTCAGAAGCTAGTGCATCAGTGGGAATATTCTCATTGAGAACGATGGGACCAGAACCAGTCGTGAGTAGACCTCTTCCGCCATTTGTACCGTCATCGATCAACGAGACAATGGTTGCCCATATGCTAGTGGTTTGTCCAGCGATAGTGGGTGTGCCGGTCTTTAGGCTGCGATCGATATCAAAGTATTGTCCTGTCGGGGCAACGAATTTTATCAATGCATTAGGAAGCATGTATTTTCGATTGCTAGCTTGTGTTGCACCTATAGGTGCAGGTGAATAGACTGTTTCGCCGTCGACTACGGCTGTGGTAGCAAAATATCCAGTGCTAGCATCTGTTTCAGCTGTGCCCCTGTACCAAACTATAGATGAGATCGTATTAGCCGCAAAGCTATCGTAGTAAAGATGAAGATTTTCTTTGCTCTTAATGATATCTGCTAGATCACCGCGTATGAAACGTTGTATATCGCTAACTGTAGTCCAAGAAAAAGAAGTTATGTCAGTGGTTGATTCTTTGTAAACAAATCCATCATCACCAAAGAAATTGGTGCTGCTGTATTTGGCTGTAGGATCAGTGATGTCGAGGTATCTAGACAATCCGCTAGCAGTACGATTCACGCTTTTGACTTTAGCGATATCAGTGAACTTAGTAAAAGGTAATGTATTGTAATCTTCGCCGTTGACCATGCGATCTTGCGTGTAGTTAAACTGCGGTGCTTTAGCTTTGATATCAGCTAAGCTCTCCCTTGTTGAAGCATTGCTGACCGTGTATTGTAGACTAGAACGAACAGTCAATGTTTCGATCTTGCCGGATCTGCTCACGTAAGCAATGGTCAATGGTATTGATCTCATCTCTTGCGGAGAGATGCTATAAGTCGCTCCGTTGCTTGTTCGAGATTATCGACTTTTTGCCATTCTTCAATATAAGAACCAGCATCATTGGTTTCAAACAACCAAACATCAGCATTGTTAATGTTGTTGATGTTGAGTCCTACTAACCTGTTAGCCAGTGTTTCTGTTATGGTAAAATCGAGATTAGTTAACGAACCTTGCTTAAAAGCTAGGAAGAAACCAGTATTAACTGATCCGTTGCCGCGACCATCGTTACGATAAACAAAACCCAATCTATCAGTGGGCTTAGGGCTGCTTTCTTTGATTCCTTCGACGCTGTCCAGGCTAGCATCATACACTTCAAAAGGATAGCTGGTGCCATTGACTGTAGCTGAGAAAGGAAACACAGGGACTATGTTTGATCTGAGTTGAAGCTGATACAGATCATAGACTAGATTACCTATCGATAACGAACTGCTTGGTTTGCCAACTTTTTGGCTAGGTTGCATAGCTGCATTGAGCACTGCTGAGAACTGCTCAAACCAATCGAGGTTAGTGGGATCATCCCACGAAACCGGAACGTTGGCTAAATTTCTTCCTGAGCTGTCACGGATATTCTCTGTGGTTGATATGCTGACTATCTTCAATAGTCCGCTAGCGCTCTGTGTGCGATTAGGACTGTAACCTAGCAAGGCAGCTAGCCTATAAACTGAGTCGCGGCGTTCAGCAGTTTCGAGGAAGTTTTCACGGGCATTGAGATCTGTTCGGAAAGCTAAGCTCTGTCCCATGAAAGCCATGAGATCTAATAGCGCAACAAACTCGCTGCTTTCGATGTAGTCATTGAAATCCTCAGGATAATAAGTCCTAAGATAATCAACCATGCTCTTACGCAGGGTTTCAAAATCATAGCTCTGAAAATCAGCAGAGCGAAAAGTTGTGTATAACTTTTTCCAATCCTCTGCTGCAAATAAATTGCTTTGTCTAGTAGTAACTGCCATTGATGCTGCCTCTCTAGATATTTATTCGATAAAAATATTGGTGTTTAACGAACAGAAGCAGCACTACGGTCAAACGTCAGTCTTAGATTTTCTGTCTCATTAGTGTTAGAATAAAGCAATCGCATAGCTTGCTATCCTGGTCACATCGTCTATTATCTGATCTTTGAGTTGTTCAGTGAATGGTTCAAAGAGACTGTCCCACACTATCGTACCAAAATCAGGATTCATCAGCTTCTTACCCCTGCGGATGTTAAAATGATTGATGAGATCTTGCTTAACCAAGTCAGCATCTACTAGCTGTACTTTAGTTCCTGTGTTACCAACTGTGCTATAACCTTTATATAATGCCATGATAATGTTACCCTCTCTGCTTGTCATAGTAAGTATTAATACTACTTACAGTGATACGTCCGTCTGGACCTCTCCACCCAGGATTCTGTGCGTATGCTTTTGTTCCTGGTGCATAAACTTCAAAATTAGGTGGTCTATTAGCGTAAGCTGGTGCAGCTTGGACTATACCTAAAGAGCCACCTCGATAGCCGCTGCTAGCCAAATATTTGTCATAAACACCTAACTGTTGTGCTGGAGTCATGGCTTGTATCTCGCCTGTAGTATATCCTAGTTCTCTAGCAGTGCTTGGTATAAATTGGAAGAATCCAGTTGCTCCACTATTTCGGTTTACCGCGGTAGAATTGAAACCGCTTTCTCCTTTTATAACTTGATAGATCTTGTCATCAGTCAATCCAGGATATTTCGCCTTCATTTCATTTAGTTTAGATTGGAATTCTGGATCATTCTTGAGGCTCTCAGGTGGTACAATATTTTTATCTGTACTTGGGTCAGCA